GAGTAAGTATGGCGCACGAAAAACCACGTTCATGGGCATTACTTTTGACTCTAAGTGGGAGGCAGAACGTTGGGGCGAACTTACCGCCATGGAACGTGCTGGATACATTGTAAATCTGGAACGCCAGATACCTTATGACATTTTGGTAAACGATATGAAGATATGTAAGTACGTTGCAGATTTTAGATATGTACAGGTAGATGAGTACGGCAACGAAACTAAAATAGTTGAAGACGCTAAAGGTGTGGAAACGCCTGAATTTAAATTAAAAAAGAAATTGATGAAAGCTGTTTTCGATATAGATATTTATCTTTCTAAAAAAAATAGGAATAATTTTTTAAAAATACCCTTGACTTGAAAAGATTGCATTGTTACTTTGCCTTCATGTTTAGCGACATAGGAGGTTTAAATGAACGCTATCAACAATCCAAACGATCTTTCCGCTGTATTTGAAAAGCGTGAAGATATCAAATCTAAAATTGATGATCTTCAAAAAGAACTGAAGATTGTCAACAATTCTATCAAAGATCAGTTCAAAGATACTGCGATTATGCAACTTGCTCAAGAAGGTAAAGACTTTGGGCAAACAAGTATCACGGTCGGTGATTTTAAAGTCACTATTGATTTTCGTAAGAAGGTCTTATGGGATGAAACTGTTCTGTTGCGTGTTCTCAATTCTTTAGATGAGGATACGGCAAAACACTTCGCCACTGTTAAGTACAGCGTTGCGGAGGCAAAGTTTCAAAATGCTCCACCAGAGATCAGGGCATCTCTGTCAGAGGCTCGTACTGTATCTTTGCAAGGCGTCACTGTGGATATTAAGAAAGTGGAGGGCAACTAATGTTAAAGATTATTTCCGCAGAAGAAAGACTTGCCGAAAAGCGCGGTCACAAAATTGTGGTCGCTGGCAAGTCTGGTGTGGGCAAGACTTCTCTTGTCCGCACATTGGACATGGATAAGACATTGTTCATGGACCTAGAAGCTGGCGATGCTGCCATTGAAGGGTGTAAGGTTGATGTAATCAGGCCACGAACTTGGCAGGAATGCAGAGATTTTGCATGCTTCCTTGGTGGCGGCAATCCAGCGCTACATGAAGATCACCCATATTCTATGGCTCATTATGATTATGTATGCCAGACGTATGGTGATCCGACAGCACTTCTATCTAAGTATGATACGATCTTCATTGATAGCATCACAGTTGCAGGTAGGTTGTGTTTCTCACATAATCAAAACTCATCAGAAGCAAGATCAGAGCGCACAGGCAAACTAGACACTCGTGCAGTGTATGGTATGCAAGGTCGTGAGATGATGGCATGGCTTACTCATCTCCAACATATTCGTGAGAAGAATGTAATCTTTGTTGGTATCCTTGATGAGAAGACAGACGATTATGGTCGTATTACTTTTGATCTTCAAATTGAAGGTGCAAAGACAGGGCGTGAGTTGCCCGGTATTGTCGATGAGTTAATTACTATGACGACAATCCCAGCAGACGATGGAACTATGTTTAGGGCTTTCGTGTGTACAACTTTAAACAGGTGGGGTTATCCTGCCAAAGATAGAAGCGGCAGACTTGAAGAACTTGAAGAACCGCATCTTGGCAAACTGTTTGAAAAAATGTCTGGCCCAAGACCAGAAGCCATGCAGTTTGTAAATCCAGTAACGGTTAATGATAAAGAAGAGGACAAATAAATGCTTGATCTGAATAACGTCCCATCAATGGATGGTGGAGATAGAGACTTTGAACTTATCCCTGACGGGACTGTGGTAAATGCTATCATCAAATTATCTGGTGGTACCATTGAGATCCCAGAGTATGGTGCTGGGAGATATTTCAAAGAGTCCATGACAACGACTGCTAAGTGGTTGCCTATCGAACTAACAATCGTGGGTGGCGCTTTTGATAAGCGTAAAGTGTGGCAGAATATTTTTGTTGATGGTGATGCCAAAGATCAAAATGGCATTTCTAAGGCAAGAAAGATTGGCTTGAACACCATTAAACAGATGGTTGATAGTGGTTTTGGTATATCTCCTAAAGATGAAAGTGAGGATGCTAGGGCTAAACGCGCATCCGTACAAGGTGTGCATATGCTCAATGGCATGAATATCTCTTGCACGTTGGGTATTGAGAAAGGTCGTGATGGCTATCCTGATCGTAACAAGATCAAAACTGTCTTGACACCAGACTCGCCTAATTATATCTCAAGCGGTAATGTTGTTACTGGATCAGCTACGCTGACGCCATCAACACAATCGCCACAAGCCCCTGCACCTCAACAGAATACTACAGCAGGGGGGGTAACACCGTCATGGGCGCAATAACATCATTGTGGCAGTTTATTAGCGGCAAACCTCCAGAGGTCGCTAAACTCGGTACGGGGGACGCCGGGGCCGTAAAGTCCCCCACTAATCTTGACAAAAAAGTACCTGCGTTTTGTGCTAAGACACTCCGTCTTATGGCGCGCAAGAAGGGCGTTACAATTTCAGAGGCCGCAGAAGCCACTGGGAAAAGCAAGGGTTCTATTTATCAAGAGGTAACTCTTATCAGGAAGGCCGGGTATAAGGTCTACAAAAAATATGAGAAAGCGTCACGCTCTCACAGGTATACGTTGGGCTAAACAATGATCCTGCGAGAGTATCAGAAGATTGCAATCAATGACGCTTCTGATGCACTTGATAAGCACGGTAACACTTTAGTCGTTGCGCCAACTGGAGCCGGAAAGACAATCATGCTTTCTGCTCTGGTTGGCAAACGCCATAAAAGTTCACAAAACGTGCTTGTCTTGCAGCATCGTGACGAATTGGTTTCACAAAATTCAAACAAGTTTAACCTTGTCAATCCATCTTTAAATATCAGTGAAGTAAACGCTGCTAAAAAGGATTGGTCTGGTGACGCTGTATTTGCAATGGTGCAAACGCTATCCCGTGAAAAGAACTTGGATAATATGCCCAAGGTTGATCTGATCGTGGTGGATGAAGCGCATCATACCGTTGCGGATACATATCAACGTATCATTAAGGCCGCTAAGAAGGCCAATGAGGGGGTGCAGATCGTTGGCTTTACCGCTACCCCCAACAGAGGTGACAAGAAGGGCTTACGGGACATCTTTACGAACTGTAGTCACCAAATCGAAATCTCTACATTAATACGCGAGGGCTTTCTCGTACCGCCTAAGACATACGTGATTGATGTTGGTGTGCAGGAAGAATTGCGTCAGGTACGAAAAGCTATATCTGATTTTGATATGGCGCAGGTTGAAAGCATCATGAATCGCCGTGCAATCAATCAACGTGTGGTTGAAGAGTGGGATGCAAAAGCTGGTGATCGTCAGACTATTGTATTTTGCTCTACCATCAAGCATGCCGAAGATTTGTGTAAAGAGTTTGTAAGGTATGGCATTGATGCAGCAATGGTCACAGGTGATACAGATAAGGATAAACGCGAACAAATATTAAGAGATTTAAGCAACGGCAATATTCAAGTTGTTGTCAATGTGGCTGTTCTTACGGAAGGTTTTGATTCACCTCCTGTATCCTGCATCGTTCTTACTCGTCCTTGCTCTTATAAAGCTACCATGGTGCAGATGATTGGTCGGGGCTTACGCACGGTAGACCAAGAAGAATTTCCGGGTGTGGTAAAATCAAATTGTATCGTTATGGACTTTGGTACGTCTGTCCTGACACATGGCTCGTTGGATGATGCCGTTGATCTTGACGGTGCTGGCGATAGAGAACCCGGAAAAGCGCCAACAAAAAATTGTCCTGAATGTGGTTCTGAGGTTCCACTTGGTGTTAGAGAATGTCCGGTTTGTGGACATGAGTTTGAATCTCACGCAGATCCTCTTGATAGCTTTGAGATGACCGAAGTTGATCTGATGCAAAGATCTCCGTTTCGTTGGATTGATCTATTCGGTAATTCTAAATGTATGGTTGCATCTGGGTTTAACGGTTTTGCATTAGTCGCTGATATTGACGGTTTGTGTGTCGCTGTCGTTAAAAAGAAAGATGGCAAAACAATGGCAAGGAGCATCGGCACTAAACGTCAGGTCATGGCGGCGGCTGATGACTTCATGAGACAGAACGAATCTGGAGACACAGCAAACAAAACAAAGCGTTGGCTTAATGATCCGGTGACTCCAAAGCAACGTGATTTATTACAAGCAAAGGGCGTTACAGTAAGCGCCATGGATTTTTCTTGGACGAAATACCGTGCCGCCTGTATGTTGAATTACATGTGGAACAAACGTTTTATCGACAACATTGTTTACGACATAATGTCAGAAGAGAAAATCGCATGAACCGTGGTGAGGTAACATTCAACGTATTGTTTAAAGAGAATGTCTCCATGGAGGCATCATACTTCATGATGTGTGGTGATCCAAAGGACATCAGTGAGTTGCAGGAAGCAATAACTAAACTTCTTTGTAAGATAATATTAGGCAAAGAAGATGATTTTGTCAGGGCTGAAGTGCTTATAGATATACAAGATCATCCTGATTATTATTGTGCGACATTTGAAAATTTAGAGGGGCCGGAAGCATGGGCAAGCAGGACAGTGCATTAAAACAAGTAGGAGAATTGTTCGGCAGAATCGGATGGGACAGACGACTTGTTGAATTAGAGGAACACGAAGTAATAGCCATGATGGTGATTATAAAGGAAATAGAAGGGCTAGAAGATGTCTACGCAGAAGAATACCTTACAGAACTTTTTAACAGGTACAATCCACCAACAAAAGCCGCAGCAGAAGCCCCCTTCTGATGCTGATAACATAGTCAGGGAACTTGATCGGGCTATTGTTGAAAAAGAAGATAAACAGCCAAAGCGCAAGTATCTTGGCGCTTCATCTCTTGGCGACTCATGCACAAGAAAACTCCAGTATAGGTATATGAATCAGCCCATTGATGAGGGCAAAGGGTTTCCTGCGAAGACATTACGAACATTTGCTCTTGGTCACACAATCGAAGATATGATGATCATGTACTTTCGTGACGCCGGGTTTGACCTACGCACGGAAAAGAAAGGCGAACAATTTGGCTTTGAGACTGCTAACGGCGAAGTCCGTGGACATATTGACGGTGTAATATGTAGCGGTCCATTACACCTCTCATATCCCATGTTGTGGGAATGTAAGTCTGCCTCCGAAAAAAAGTTTAACGAATTTGTTCGTAAAGGCGTGGCAGAAGCTAATCCGGTTTATGCAGCACAGGTGGCTCTCTATCAGGCCTACATGGATCTGACAGAGAACCCATGTGTGTTTACGGTTCTCAATAAGAACACTAGCGAGATCTATATTGAGATGGTTCCGTTTAACGCTGAGTTGGCTCAAGCGACAAGTGACAAGGCTGTAAACATATTAAAGGCAACACAGGCACAAGAGATGCTGCCTCGTGTGGCGCAAAACGATGACTACTTTGCGTGTAAGTGGTGTGAGTTCCGCAACACTTGCTGGGAAAAAGAAGGGGTGGCGTGAACCACCCCGTAGGTAAAAACAATGCTTGATGAGGTACAATATAATGAGTGTGGTGAGGTTTGGCAATACTACATCTGGTAGATCGGCACATGATTTAGTTGAAGATATTTCGCGCAAGGTTCCAAGGTCTGAACAAATTCGGATCTTACAGGACACGTTTCCTGCTGGGCGCATACATGGAAAAACATTTTACATCGGATCATTGCTTGGTGATCCGGGGCAATCATTAAAGATAGACATTGATCCACAATCCTCGCACTTCATGCAGGGGCAAGATTTTAACGGTGGCGTTGGCATCGGGGGCATTGTCAAGATCTTGATGGAGGCTCGTGGCATGAAGATGGCAGAGATCAAGAACATGTTCTCTGACTATCTTGATAACGTAGAGCCGCAAATTGTTCGGGATAATGCACCAGTCGAGAATCCAATACGTCCTCAATATAATATTAACTCTCCGTATGATGCAGAATATTTGTACACCAATGCTGATGGTGAGTTACTCGTTTCTGTCCGGCGTTACAACGTCAAAGATATAGCTGGCAATCCCATGCTCAATACCAAGGGCAAGCCTAAAAAAGAGTTCAGGCCATTCATCGAAGGAGCATCTTACTCCAAGTTTCCTGACATTAGACCATTGTATAACATACCAAATATTATGGCATCTGATCGTGTTGTATGGGTAGAGGGCGAGAAATGTGCAGATGCTTTGAACCATGCAGGGTACACAGCAACCTGTACAATTGGTGGTGCAGGAGCGCTTACAAAGAAAACAGCGCCACAGTTTGATTTCTCTCCGTTGCAGGGCAAAGAGCTAATCCTATGGCCTGACAATGACACAGGCGGTAAACGTTTGGCGGATCTCATTCAGGATTTGGCTCTAGCCGCTGGTGCAAAGTCGGTCACAATGCTGACGCCACCCATGGGAAAACCAGAGGGTTGGGATGCTCATGATGCTCTTAATGAAGGCTTTAACATAGAAGAGTTCGTTAATGCCAAAGCAAAGATCACCAAGACAAATATCAATCTGCTGGACAACTCGTTTCTTGTTAGCCGATTTGAAGGGCATGCACCAGAACAAAAGTTCTTGATTGATGCAACATTCCCGTTGGGTGTGCCTATCTTGTTTGCTGCTGCTGGTGACGCTGGTAAAGGCATGATGACATTAGACATGGGCATGAAGATCGCATCGGGCAAGCCTATGACCACTGCTTTTGGTGGGCTGGTTAAAGAGTTCGGTAACGTGGTGATCTTCACTGCGGAAGATGATGAGGCTGAAATGCACAGAAGGGTTGAAAGACTTGATCCTTTTGAAGAGCGCAAGAATTACACTCATGATTTAAAGATCGTGTCATTACCCAATGTGGGTGGTGTGTTTGCTATCTTGAATGAGGTCGGGGGCGAGTTCGGGACCACTGAAGAGTTTGAGAAGATATACGAACAAATCATACAGATGAACAATTTGAAGTTGATTGTCTTTGATCCACTCGCATCTTTTGTACATGCTCT